GAAACAGTTAGTCGGTAAAATACAAGACGAAGTATCTTTATTTTACTCGGGTCCTAACAATGATAAGATGCATCAACATTGTTTCTTACCTGATGACATACTTAAATGGTTTCATAGTATCTTTGATCACTACACAGATTGGAACAAGATAGGTCCAACACAAAAATCAATAAATTCTATTTGGGTTAATGAGATGAAAGCACATGAATATAATCCTGTGCACATACATCAAGGTAAACTCTATACAGGTCTATCTTCTGTGATGATTTTAAAATTACCAAAAGAAACAGGTGTAGAATATTCTGCTGAAGAAAAGCCCATGAATGGTAGACTACAAATTATTGGTGCAGCCAACGGGCAGTTTTCTAAAACAGATTATTCTCCAAACATGAAGATAGGAGACTTCTATGTTTTTCCGTATGACATGAGACACTGCGTTTATCCGTTTAACGGAACCAAAGAAACAAGAAGAACATTAGTTTGTAATGTCGATGTTGATTACAATCCTGTGTCTTCGAGAACGGGATCGGGGCAAAACGAATGATACCACGAATGCCAAGATGGCAATCTTATGTTGCCACAACTACACAACCTATTTTTACACCTGAACAATGTAAGATGATCATAGATGCTGGTCATCAGTGTGCACCGGAAAAAGCTAAAGTGGGCGGAGGTGAAGATGGTAAATACGACACTAAGAAACGAGTGACAACTATATCTTGGATACCTTTTGATAAATTACCACAGATGTATAAAGTAATTGAGAATCAGTTATCTATTGTAAATTTAAATCATTTTTATTTTGATGGTGTAAGACTAACAGAACCTGCACAGTTTACCGTGTATCCTAAAAAAGGTTTTTATGATTGGCACATGGATCTAAATGCGTTTGGTCAAGAGGGTCAGAATCCAATTAGAAAAATATCTATGACTTGTTTACTATCAGATCCATCAGAGTTTACAGGTGGAGATCTTCTCTTTTCAGAGATGGGGGACAATAAACCCCTGCCCTTGAAACAAGGACAAGCGATATTCTTTGCATCATTTTTAAGACACAAAGTTGCGCCCGTTAAAAAAGGTGTGAGAAAATCTTTAGTGATGTGGTTTGGAGGACCACCATTTAAATGAGTCAACTTCAAAGAAAAATATTATTTCCAACTGCTGTATATTTTAAAGATATACCTAACGCCAAAGAACTTAATAAATATTTATTTAAAGAAATAAAGAAGTGGCGTAAAGCAGATCCAGAAGGTGAGAAGAAAACAAACTCTGGTTTTGGTTGGCACAGCAAAACAGATATGGATAAACGAAAAGAATACAAACCTCTTATTGATGAATTATTTAAAATGGCTTACGAGTGTAATGCAGATTTTGGTATTAAAGATAAGTTAGGTCTTGGTAATATGTGGGCTAATATTAATCCTACTTACAGCTATAACAAAACACATACACATCCTAACTCTATGTGGTCAGGTGTATACTACATTAAAGTACCAAAAAACTCGGGCAAACTATTTTTAGAAGATCCTAGACCAGGACCTAATACATACATGCCTAGGAGAGTTGAGAATCTGCCCGAACAACTATGGAGAGTTTGTGCTTACGAGCCACTAGAAGGACGTATGATCTTTTTTCCATCTTGGCTTCCACATGGTGTTGATATAAACATGAATACAGACAAAGGTGAAAAGAATTGGAGAATATCTGTATCTTATAATTTTATACAAATATGAGTTTTAAGAAAAACAAATATCAAGTTATACGTGGTGCTATATCAAAAGAGGTGGCAGACATTGCCTATAGGTATTTACAAATATCAGCAGAAGCAGATCACTGGATGTTAAACAATGGTGTAACTCATGCAGGCAATAAACTCATCGGTAATTTTAACGATGCACAAGTTCCAAACTCTTACGCTAAATATGGGGATAGATTAATGGAGACACTTTTAGTTAAAACGATAGATGTAATGCAAAAGAAAACAGGACTTAAACTTGTACCAACATACTCATACACAAGACTCTATAGAAAAGGCAATATCTTAAAAAGACATAAAGATAGACCTAGCTGTGAGATATCGACTACACTAAACCTAGGTGGAGATAACTGGCCTATATTTATCGATCCTACGGGGTCTGACAACGTCATAGACGAGTATAAGAACATACATAAGCCCGGTGCACCCAAAGGTGTAAAAGTAGACCTAAAACCAGGAGATATGCTTATTTACTCTGGTTGTGAATTAGAGCATTGGAGAGAGCCTTTTGAGGGTCAATTATGTGGTCAAGTATTCCTACACTATAATCATGCAGATGGGCAGTTTGCAAAAAGCAATTTGTATGATAAAAGACCTATGCTAGGAATAGTCAAATAACGTTGAATATCGACGCGATCTATTATAATCTGGAGGTCTATGGCGTTACAAAAAGTACAATTTTTACCTGGATTTAATAAACAAGTTACTCCAACTCAAGCTGAAGGTCAGTGGGTTGATGGTGATAATGTAAGATTCAGATACTCGACACCAGAGAAAATAGGTGGTTGGTCTCAATTAGGTGAGAATAAACTCACTGGTGCAGCTAGAGCTATGCACCATATCGTTAATAAGTCAGGTCAAAAATTTTCTATCATTGGTACAAACAGAATTTTATATGCATACTCAGGTGGCGTGTTTTATGATATACACCCTTTAGTTAATCCATCAGGTACAACTCTTACAAATGCTTTTACAACCACTAATGGACAAGCAACAGTTACAATAACCTTTTCAAGTGATCATAATCTTAGCGCGGGTGATATTATTCTATTAGATAATTTTAGCACAATTACAAACTCAAACTATGGTGCTTCTGATTTTGATGATAAAAAATTTATGGTTACATCTGTTGATTCTTCAACAGAAATTACTATTACAATGCCCTCAGTAGAGGGTGGAACTGGAGGAGGCCCAACTGGAGGAATTAGAGTACGATCTTATTATAGTGTTGGACCTGCAGGACAGCTTCCTGGTTTTGGTTGGAGTTTAGGACAATGGGGTGGTACCGTATCGGGAGAGGCACAAACAAGTTTAAACGGAGGTATTAATGCTTCTACAACAACTATTGTATTAACTGATGCAACATTGTTTCCATCATCAGGAACAAGTTTTATTCAGATAGGGACTGAAGAAATTTCTTACACAGGTATATCAGGTAACACTTTAACAGGCGTAACAAGAGGAGTTAGAAATACCACGGCTGCATCGCACTCAAATGCAGACACAGTAACTAACTCTACAGACTATGTTGCATGGGGTGAAGAAGCTTCTGGAGATTTAGTTATAGATCCAGGCATGTGGTCTATAGATAACTTTGGAGATAAAATTATAGCTTTAATACATAATGGACAAGTATTTGAATGGGACTCTAATGCAACAAATGCTGTAGCAACAAGAGCCACGCTTATACAAAATGCACCAACAGCATCAAGAGATATGATTGTATCTACACCAGATAGGCACTTAGTATTCTTTGGGACAGAAACAACAATAGGAGATCAGTCCACACAAGATCAAATGTTTATTAGATTCTCTGATCAAGAAAATATTAACTCGTATTCAGAGACATCAACAAACACAGCGGGCGCACAAAGACTTGCAGATGGATCTAGAATTGTAGGAGCTGTTAGAGGTAGAGATGCAATCTATGTTTGGACAGATACTGCATTATTTACAATGCGTTTTATTGGTGATCCATTAACATTTGGTTTTACACAAGTAGGCACAAACTGTGGATTGATAGGACAGAATGCAGCTGTTGAAGTAGATGGTGCTGCATACTGGATGTCAGAAAATGGTTTTTTTAAATATGCTGGTGCTCTACAAACATTACCATGTTTAGTAGAAGATTTTGTTTATAACGATTTAAATACAACAGCATCACAATTAATTAACGCTGGATTAAATAATTTGTTTGGTGAAATTAATTGGTTTTATTGCACAGAAAACTCTAACGTTATAGATAGAGTTGTAACTTATAATTATCAAGAATCTGTTCCAGAAAGACCAATATGGACAACAGGCACATTAGATAGAACAACGTGGCAAGACTCTTCTGTGTTTGGTAAACCACACGCAACTGATTACGATGCTAGCTCAAACGCATCTTATGATGTTGTGGGCAACACTGATGGTTGCACAATATATTACGAACATGAAAAAGGCACAGATCAAGTTACAGCTTCAGCAGTAACAACGGTAGCTGCAAACATACAATCAGGAGACTTTGATATAAGTCAAGGTGGTGATGGTGAAGTGTTTGCAAAGATACGAAGATTTATACCAGACTTTTTATCTCAAACAGGTAATACACAAATTACATTAAATTTAAGAAACTTTTCTAATAGCAGTCAAGCAAGTTCACCTCTTGGACCTTTTACAGTTACATCATCTACAACTAAAGTAGATACAAGAGCTAGAGCAAGAGCAGTGTCTTTAAAAGTAGCAAATACAGGATCATCACAAAATTGGAAACTTGGTGGGTTTAGATTAGACATACAACCAGACGGAAGAAGATAATGGCAAAGATAGTACAGATATTAACAAGACCATCACCTACATACAGACAAGATGTGGCTGATGCACAAGTAAGAGATCTTGATGCAATCGTGCAAAAATTAAATACAACATATCAACAAGAACTAAAGGATGAAGTTGATGCACAAAACTTCTTTTTAAATTAATGGCTAATAGTTTTAAAAATAAAAAAGTAGACTTAACTACAACAGATCTTACAACGTTGTACACAGTGCCCACTGCAACAACAACTGTTGTAAAATCTATTTTAGTGTCTGAGGATGCAGGGTCTGGGGCTAGCATAACTGTTACATTAGTTGATTCATCATCTAACATATTTAGTTTGTTTAAATCTAAAGCTGTATCTTCTAACACAACTGTAGAACTTTTAACTCAACCTTTGGTCATGGAGGAGAGCGAGATACTAAAAGTACAGGCTAGTGACGCTAACGAGCTACATGTCATAGCATCTATATTAGAAATAAGACCAAGAGAGGTAACATCGTAATGGAAGTAATAAAACCAAAAGAGATAATAGAGACTATATCTAATTTAAAAACAGGCGAAGTATATAAGAATGATGAAGATTGGAAGGCAAAAGGGGTGCCAGAAGCAGATATAAGAAGAGATATTAAAGTCATTATGCCAAGCCTTGATTTATTTGGTAAAACCAAGTAGATTGGAAGATACAGGATTTTATGCCTGCCTATAACAATTTAGCTAAACTATGACAATATCAAGAGGACAGATGAAAAGACAATTATATATGGGTGGCGGTATTATGAACGCTCGTCCAAGACAGCAATTTTTTTTAGGTGGTGTTGGAGATACAATTAAAGATCTTGGTAAAAAAGCTGTTAAAGGTATTAAAGATATAGCTTCATCAGATGTAGGTAAAGCTGCAATAATAGCTGCAGGAGTTTATAAATTAGGTGGTGGCCAGTTTGGAAAATTATTTTCTGGTGGTAATACTGGTTTTAGTCTTTCTAATTTACCAGGAGCCAGTTTATTTACTGGTGGCGCGGGCGCAGGTGCTGGGGCTGCTGCGGGGTCTTTTAGAGCAGCACAAGAAGTTGGACTTAAAAATGCACCTTTTCTCTCAACTAAATTAGGTAAGTTTGCTGCGTTAGGTGGATTATCTGCTTTCCTTACAAGTCAATTTGGTTTGACCGAAGAACAACAAGCAGAACAATTAAAAGATCCGACAACTTTAAAAAATTATTTAAGACTATATTATAAAAATTTAAATCAAGACGCTGATCCAAAAGAAGTAGAAGAGTTTGTAGAAGCTAATGCAGCTGAGTATACAGCTGGTATGGGTGCATACGCTGTGGGTGGTAGAGTAGGTTTTGCTGAAGGTCCAGTATTACCACCAGACCCAACACAACCTGTAAATCCTTTTGGACCAAAACCAGGAGACTTTGGCATAGAAGAAGACATTCCAATAAAAATGGCATCTAATATAGAGAACGATAAAATATTAGAAGCTTTATTTGAAAAATATTTAGATCTAGGTTTTTCTCCTAAAGAGGCAGCAGATAAAGCAATGGAAGAATTTGATAGAATGAGTATGATGAAAACAGAAGGAAGAGGTCTAGCAGCTCTAGGTGGTAAGATGGACACGGCTAGCGATAACGCCATGCAAGCGGCGGGCATCGAGGGACTACCTGTAAGACAAAACCCAAAAGGTGTTAAAGAGCTAGATCTTAGAGAAACTGGTGGATTTATACAGCCAGTTGGTATAAAAGAAAAAGCAGATGATATCCCAGCGATGTTATCAAATAATGAGTTTGTATTTACAGCAGATGCTGTAAGAGGTGCAGGTGGCGGAAACGTTGAGGTAGGTGCACAAAGGATGTATGATATGATGAAAAAATTAGAAGCAGGAGGAAGAGTATAATGGCTGAAGTAGTAAGAACAGAACCGGCAGAATTTATACAAGCAGCAGCAAAAGTATATCTTGATGATTTAACAAAAGGTATAGGTAGTATTAAGTCAGATCAATTAGATCTTGCTGATTTTATGGGTCGAAAATTTATTGCTGACCCAAGCACAACAATTACAGATGCAGAAGCTTTAGCTGTAGGAGACAAGGGTCTTGGTAGTTTTAGACCTTTCTTAGACCAAGCTGCAAAATTACAAGAAGATGCAGCAGGATTAGTTGGTCCAGAAGCATACAAAGCATACATGTCTCCGTATCAACAAGATGTTATTGATACAACATTAAAATCATTTGAAGATCAAGAAGCTAGACGTTTAAGAAACATGAAAGCTCAAGCAGTAAAAACTGGTGCGTTTGGTGGCACAAGAGAAGGTGTTGAAAGAGCTCTTTTTAAATCACAATCTGATTTAAATAGAGCAGCATTAGAAGCACAACTAAGACAAACTGGTTTTGGTCAAGCACAAAATTTAGCTGCACAACGTTTTAACCAACAAGGAGTATTAACGGCTGGTCAATTGAATTTAGCACAACAGTTTCCTGCATTAGTAGGACAACAGATTGCAGGTTTAACAACAATAGGTGGTGCACAAACAGGAAGAGAACAAGCAGGATTAACAGCTGATCAACAACTTGCACAACAAAGAGCTTTTCAAGATTTAACCGCAGCACAACAATTTGGTTCTGGCGTTACACAATTAATTGCAGGATATCCTGGTAGAGAAAATGTGTTACCAGCTACACCTGCACCATCAGGATTAGCTACAGGACTTGGAACTGCATCAACATTAGCTGGTATTTACAGACTAATTAATCCAGCGCCAATAAGAATACAAAGTTAATATGAGCAGAATATTAAAAAGACCTATGTTTAGAAAAGGCGGAGAAGTCATGGAAGGTATTATGACTGGTATCAAGCCTCGAGAAATGTTTGAAGATAAAGGTATGTCAGATGACATGGCTCAACAATTAAAAAATGTTCAACAAAAAGTTCAATTAATTGATGCTTTTTCTGGAGCAGGAGCTAATCCGTTATCAAATCCATTAACACAATTTTTATTGCAGACAGGTGCTAATCTTATAGGAGGCACTGCAGCGGGTGGCACGAAACTACAAGAGATTGTAGGTGCAGCTAAAGGACCATTAGATAAAGCTATTAGAGCTCAACAATTAAGAGACTCGAGTAGAAGAAGGTTAGCTGCATCTTTATTAGCTAAAACAAAACCTAGCGAAACTAGAAGATTATTTAACGCTTTAAAAAATACAATTAATCCTGCCACGGGAAAAAACTATACTTTTAACGAAGTAGCGGTATTAGAAGCTAGAAAAGATTTATTTAAAAAAGACACATCAGCAGAAGAAAAAGAATTTCAAAAAGGAAAAGAAACTTTTAAAAATCTTAGCAGCGTTAAATCTTTTACAGGTACAAGAAAATATGAACCTTTAGAAATAGAATTAATAGGAACAGCTAATAAACAAATAGATAAGGATCCAACCCTTTTTGCAGCTATGGATGAAAGCAAACCTTATGTTCAAAGAGAAGATATTGACAGTGATGCTGAACCTGTTAGCACGGGTAAAAAAGATGCGGAAGGTAAAGAGATAAAGTTAGAGGTTGTAATTCCAGAAGATCCAGATGAATATACTGCCT